GTAGGCCCGCGGCAGCTCCTTATGGTCCCTGATGAAGTAATGCGTCAGGTCGTTGTGTTTAATTCTTTTAGTGCTTGCCATAACTAACCACCTTTACAGCAGGATCCCAACATTGTCTACAGTCTCGACACTCGTTGTCCTGAGCTGGGGCCGGGCACGTGTGAAAACCTTTGTCGACTACCATTGAAGAGTTGGGCCACGACTCAGGCGCCCGCTGGTTGACCATCGGAGCGGAGAACCGGATGACTAGATTGGCTGGTGCCCTGTCCAGGTGGTCCTTTATCCATGCTTCACGGGTTGGCAGCCAGTGACGCTTAGAAGGCGTGAGCTTGCAGACTTCATAAATTTTATTTAAATGATCTAAATCCTGTACATCTCCGGAATCATGCCACCTGAAGACGTCCGGCTTTTTGCTGTTGATCAAGTGCGCCATTGCCAGAACCCATCTGGGGTCCTTGATAGCTCGCAGCCTTCGATACTGTGCATCCTGGACAACCTTGAAGACGTAACAACCTTTTAGAGCGTAGCAGTCATAACAGACAGAGCCCTTAACAGCTTGGAGCTTGGAGCCTGTCTTGCATTCCTTGGCAGGTAACCCGATAGACCAGCCAGGCATTTTCGATGGCTTGCTCAATGAGCCGCCTATAATTTTTAACGCTTCTTTTGTTTGCATACTTTCTCCTTTAGTTTATAGGACACAATAACAGGATACAGCTTCCTTGTCAAGCTTGCGGCTTGGAGCTTGCAGCTTGAAGCTTCTTTTTTATATCCATTGGCGCTGAGCCAGCGCCAATGGTTGATTAATATTTTTAAACTTTGTGATCCCGGCTGTCGACTCATCCGTAGAACTTCCTTTGTTTTGCATATCTTACGCTGTCCATCTCCATGAGTTGAGCAAAGTTTTCTACAATCTCTTTTGCTCTGAAGCCACCATCTCCAATAGCTATCTCCGCAGCTGTGTAAACTCTTGCAGCAATGTCTTTTGGATTAAGATTACTTCTTAAATAACCTTCCTTTGTAAATGTAGCGTCTAACGCTGTTTGGTATTGTTTTTCTTTTTTTGTTTGCATATGTTTCCTTTCTAATTCTAACCTACATTATCCTACAGCAATGTCAAGCGCTTGTTGCTTGTGGCTTGCAGCTTGCACCTTAGAATCATTCTAAAGTGCCCTGATCAGGCAATATCAGACCGCTTAAACTGTCTGACCTATTGCTACTAGATATCTCTAGTTCCGTGCTGATCCCAGATCCAACAGTGTGCCGGCCTTGCGATCAAGTTCTCACCATTGGATCAGGGATCAGGACTAGAACAGCATGTAGGCGATCTCCTTCCAACACGTGCAATGAGGAGACGTTCTCCAGAGTGACACCGCGACCTATAATATAGCCCTTTTTGGTTATGTGGGGCGCCGTCTAGTTCTGATCCCAGATCCACTAACGAGTGCTAGCATTTTGCATAGGACATCTCCTATCGCTAGTGGATCAGGGATCAGTTCTAGTTGTGCTAACAAGGTAGGTAAATTACCAAAAAACACAACCAGAAGTTGTCCCACTGGTTGGCAAATTTATCGACCGGAAACCAGAAACGAGGTCTTACAATTATCAGAGGTAGTTTAACTTAACTTAATAAATAGTAAATCCAATATAGTCCTTGACAATCCCTTTGTCAAGTGTTAATTTCAAATCATGCAAACAAACAGAAAGGCAAATATGAAACTAGCAGATACAACAATGGAAAGTGGTTATTCATTTCAACAAGAACTACTTTTACAAGCACTAGAAAGACAAGCACTAACGGGCATGTTAATGACTAATCCTAGAGTGACGGGTTTTACTTCTTTTGCTAAAGCAGTGCTTAATTTTATCAATGATAAGAAAGCACCTAAAACTTGTAAAAATTTATATAGATATCTTTTAGATAAAGGGTATTATGATAATATTGAAACAAGACTAAATAGAAAGGAAAAAAACAATGAGTAGAATAAGACTAAACCAAGAGTATCGGAACAAGATTGCAAATCGTATGAGAGTGCATCTTGAACAAGAAGATACTCATGAAAAACAAACTTATGACAATCTAAAAGCAGATCAGATTGACATAAATGACAACGCATGGAAAATGGCAGAAAAAATAGTTAGACGACATTATACTGATGATGATGTTGCTAAAGCAAGATACCTACAAGATAAGTTTGAAAATGTAAGTACGATTGCAAAAGACAGTTGCTTTCATTTTCATTATCTTGGAAAAAAAGAAACAAGAGATTACGACAACAATGCCAAAGTTGAAGATGCAACAATAGAAAGCCATTTTGATTTTAGATTAAATGGTAGTTTAGATGTTGATAGCAATTCAGATTGGCGACATTCAAACGATAGTGCTTATGGCTATGCTTTGTTTCGTGATGAACTTAAAGCACAAGATAATTGCAATCCTGATATTTTGATTGAACAAGAGGGCAAAGATCAAAACCCACACAAAACAAAATATTGCGACAACAATAATAAATATCTTGGTGATGACGATACTGGTTATGGCAAGGAGTGGAATGAGAAATACCAATTAGATTTAATTGGTAGAGATTATTGTAGGGACAGGTCAATAGCTTGTAATGAAGATGAGTATATGTTCTTGATTGATTGGAAAAGACAAAAAAATCTTTTTGTTATGGCACATTACAATTGGATTAAATCTATTTTAGACCAAATGAAAGAAATTAAACTTGGTTTAAAAGGTTATAAATATTTAGACGAGGCAATTGAACTTGCGACAGAACTTGGTTTAAATATTTCAGATGCAGAAATAATTAGAACTAACTCTACTGGACTTGTAATCTACAATCCTAAAAATCTAGCTGATAGAATAAAAGGAATGAAGAACAAGAGAGAGCAAACAAGAGAGGAAAAAATAAAGGCAAGATTGTTGTATGAAAAACAACAACAAAATAGTTAAACCCATTTTGGGCATATAGACTATTTACTTTAGGGATAATTTATGGGATTATCCCTGAATAACAGAAAGGATAAAGACAATGGAAAACGACAAACAATTTACAATAACTTACTACTCTAATAAGGATAAAAAACATATCACCCGTTTAGGTAAATGGGTTGAGGGTTGTAGATATTGGACATCAGCAAAAGGAAAAGCAATATTCACTTACTTTGATATTGAGGCAGATAACTTTAGAAATGCGACTACATCTTGGAAAGTGAGATTTTAATGACACAGTTAGACGATAGCCACGATTTACTACATGCACAAAATAAAGACAGAATATATCAACACCATAAAATCTTGGACAAGTTAGAACAAAGGATTTCTAAACTTGAAAAAGTTTTAGAAAGCCATGCTAAATGTATTGGAGAGTTGAGGGAAGAAAATGAATAATTATAATTGGTGCCATGGTCCGAGTTGCCATACTCAACAAACACAATCAAGAGTGAGAGGTAGTAAAGGAAATAAAGTATTGAGAACTATTAAAATAAAACTGGGTACCGAATATATTAGACAAAGTATATATGCTTATTTTTGTAATCAAAATTGTTTATTCGATTTTCTTAACGAACATAAAGATAGAATAGTTGCACTTGCACCAAGGCGCGAGGCTCTCGAAACACCAATCAAGGTTGTAAAGAATAAGTATGAGAGTTATAGATATGAATGGAATGGCGAGGGTGGAAGTGAACGAGTACCATATATGGCAACAAATACTATAATTAAAAGAGTTGACAATGATTAAAGGATAGTATAGGATATCTAATATGAAAACAAACATAGACAACAGAACAGAAGAAAGGCGTAATAGATTCAATGGCGAATCTGTTATGTTAACTAAAGAAGAAGCTAACAAACATGATGCAATCTTCATCAATGAGTTAGCCGCAACACTAGAAGATAAGACCGCAGGCTTCGACGGTGCATCTAAACTATGGGACAAAGTAAATAAAGATTTACATTGGTTTAGGCAGCACAACGCTAAAGCATACATGGTCTTGCTAGACTAATCGTCAACCATAGGTTGTGGCGCTCGCGCGCCACAATTCTAAGCGGATCCTAACCCAATCTCAATAATCAATCACAGGTTGTACCCCACCCCCCTTTTTTTAATAAAGGGGTCCCACTACTTCAGGTTGTATTGCTTGATTTAGACTGTTAATCCTGTTAAAAACATTTTGAACATCTTATAAGGGTGCAAAAATTTTATAAAATTTTTATATGAATTTAAATAAAGTAGACATTAGTAAACTTCCGGCAGACGTTAGAAAGACATTTAAAAGATTGCGAGTTATGCATGCAGAAAAAAGAATTCAAAATAAAGCTAAAGAAGACTTTTTATCCTTTGTTAAATGTGTATGGCCCGATTTTATAGAGGGGTCCCATCACAGGCACATTGCAAAAAAATTTAATGATCTTGCTACAGGTAAAATTAATCGTCTAATAGTGAACATGCCCCCGAGGCATACTAAATCAGAATTTGCATCTTATCTACTTCCGGCATGGATGGTGGGCCGTGAGCCAAAATTAAAGATCATTCAAGCAACTCACACAGGAGAATTAGCCGTTAGGTTTGGTCGTAAAGCCAAGCACCTAATTGACTCGGAAGATTATTCTAAAATTTTTAAAACAAGTTTACAAGAAGATAGCAAAGCCGCTGGTAGGTGGGAAACAGCACAAGGTGGTGAGTATTTTGCAGCTGGTGTCGGCGGTGCAATCACCGGACGGGGTGCTGACTTATTAATCATTGACGACCCGCACTCGGAGCAAGATGCACTTTCTCCTAATGCTATGGAGTCTGCTTATGAGTGGTATACATCAGGACCACGACAACGTTTGCAACCTGGTGGAAAAATTATTTTAGTTATGACACGTTGGTCAACAAAAGATCTAACAGGAATGTTGATCAGGAACCAAGGTGAGGCGAAAGCGGATCAATGGGACGTGGTCGAATTTCCGGCGATCATGGACCACGGATCAAAACAAGTTCCCGTCTGGCCTGAGTATTGGAAGTTAGATGAATTAGAAAAAGTAAAAGCAACACTACCCGTTGCTAAATGGAATGCTCAATGGATGCAAAATCCAACAGCAGAAGAAGGGGCAATACTTAAAAGAGAGTGGTGGAGAAAATATGAAGGTGAGAATATACCTAAACTTCATCATGTCATACAGAGTTATGACACAGCTTTTCTTAAAAAAGAAACAGCCGATTACAGTGCTATTACGACGTGGGGTATATTTTATCCTGATGAAGACTCAGCAGCTAATTTAATTTTACTCGATGCTATAAAAGGTAGATATGAGTTTCCAGAATTAAGAAGACTGGCCCTTCAACAATATGAGTATTGGAAACCAGAAACGGTTATTGTAGAGGCTAAAGCATCTGGTTTGCCTTTGACTTATGAGCTTAGGAAGATGGATATACCAGTTGTCAACTTCACGCCCTCCAAAGGCAACGATAAGCACGCACGTGTAAATGCGGTTGCACCTTTGTTCGAATCTGGTATGATATGGTGTCCTGAGCAAAAATTTGCTGAGGAAGTCATTGAGGAGTGCGCGGCATTCCCTTATGGCGATCACGATGACTTGGTGGACTCTACGACCCAAGCCATTATGCGATTCAGACAGGGCGGTCTGGTCGGTCACCCTGAAGATTACGTAGATGCAAAGGCAGAGAAAACTAAAAGGAATTATTATTAATGACATTATTAACTAAAGGTATGGGTGCCATAATTAAAGGTGGTAAAAAAATTAAAAGAGTAGGAAAAGAAGAGAGAAAACTAAGATTAGATTTTTTAAAAGGTCAAAGAAATATTTATAAAAAAGATACCAGTAGAAAAAAAGATATAATGATAGGGTCCATGAATGTAACTTTAAAAAATAAAAAACATACTGCTGGTCCAAAAAAGATTGAAGCTTATCATAGAATAATGACTTCTGATTTTGAAAAAAAGACTGGACCTTATTTTGATCAACCCATAGTTAAAAAAGCATATCAAAAATCACTAAGAAAAAAAGGTAAAAAATAATGTTAAAAATTCTATTACAACAATTTATTCAAAGAACTGGCAGAAACCCTAATGCCATAGAAATGTTACAGCTTAGATTTAAAGCAGCTGGACAAGCAGGAAAAGGAAAAGTTATTCAATTTCCAAAAGATAGACTTACGGACTTTAGAACACCAAGACCTACTAGTGAATTACAATCAGGAATTATGAAAGCAACAGGATCAAAACCAACTGCTGTTAAAACAGAAGCACAGATTAAAGCTGAAATTGAAGCAGGAAACAAAGCTGCAGTTCAAAAAATAAAAATAGATAAACTTAAAAAAGATGTTCTAAAAGAAATAGAAAATAGAAAAAATGAAGATTACATTGGTAACATAATTGATCCTGAAGATTATGGTTTTAAAGTTAGTGATAACACTTTAACAGATGAAGTAGAAGAAATATTGCAAATGTTAAGAGATGAAAAAGCATACGGTGGTGTTGCAGGCATGTTGGGCGAGAGAACTGGATTTAAACTTGGTGGGATTGATAAAGCAAGAAGATTATTTCTACAAGCGATAGGTGCAGGAGCTGCAACGGTAGGAGCTGCTAAAACAGGATTATTTGGTTTATTAAAAGGCGCTGGTAAAAAAAACTTAATACAAGTTCCAATTAAAGAAGGAGCTGATGGCATGCCATCATGGTTCAAACCCCTTGTAAATAAAGTTATTAAAGAAGGAACAGAAGTTGAATCAGGAGTAGAAAGAGTTATTGTTCATAAAACTAAACTTCCTAATTCACAAACCGATGTGTATGTAACACAGCAATTAGATACTGGAGATGTTGCCGTTGATATTGGAACGGGTAAACACGGCTTTGCAGATGGTCATTATGGTCAACCGGTTAGATTAGAGTATAGAGCAGCAGAACTTATCGAACCTGATCTTAAAACAGGAAAAGGTGGTGGAAAAACTAAAGAAGAGTTTACTGTTGAAGAAGCAGAATGGACAGGAGGACATCCAGAAAATGTTAAATTTGAAGAATCAACTATTGAAAAATTTGGTGAGCATGGATCTGATTTTACTGAAGTGGAAAAGTTTGCTACAGGCACAGTTAAAGATACTAAACCAACTAAAAAAAGATTACGAACTGAATATGAACAAGGTAAAGCAGAAGCCGACGCGGATGCTGCTGCAGACATGGCTGATGACTTTGCATCAGGCGGCATAGCCCGAATGTTAGGGGAATAATGGACCTATTAAAAAAGATTATAGATCTTAGTGATGTTTACGATGACAATCCAGACGCAAGAAGATTTGCTACCTTAGACAAAGATCTAGTACCAGGTCCTCTTAAAGATGAAATGTCTGGAGGTTTCGACCCATCACAAGAAACACACGAAGAGTATTTACAAAGAATAAATTTAGAAAGACCATTCAACGCGGCTCAAGGTGGACGGATCGGGTTTTTTAAAGGAGGAAAACCATTATACAAAAATGTTCCTAACCAACCTCATATTAAACAACACCCAGTAAGTAAAAAATATTTAGTTACAAGAACAATTAAAGGTGAGTCTCAGTATAAAGGTGGGATTGACGATTTAGATAAAGCTATAAAAATTAGAGATAAATTCGTAACAGATTTACCGCCCGAAACAACAGCTCAAACAAATATAAGAACTAAAACTTTTACTGGAAAACTAGAAAAAAAAGAATTGAATAAAGCAGCTAAATTTTTTTATAAGAGAGGAGAAATAAGTTCTCCAAACTTTATAGAATTACCAGATTTAGAAAAACGTAAAATTAGGAGTAATGTTGCCACTGGAAAAACTCCGGGAAAATTTAGTAAAACTACAATGTTTGATCCTCTTAAAACATTTCAACAAAATAAAATTCTAAAACAATTCCCTGATGCAAATTTTGAATTATATAAATATGGGTTTAGTCAAGCAGCAGATCAACAAAAATTTGATGCTGTATACGATTTTGTAGAACGAGGTTATAAACCAGCTTTTCATAACGTTAAACAACTTCCAAAAAAAACTCAAAGTCTTATTGAGGAAGCTTTTGGAAAACAAATAGCAGACGCAGGTATTGATTTAAAATTCGGTCCAGGTAGAAAATTTGGAATTGCTACTAAAGAAAACGAACAATTATATAATATGGTTAGAAATTTTGTTGAAAATACAGGGAAAAAATATCCTTATGCGTTTAATTTTAGCAAGGATGAAAACTGGGTAATAGCTCAAATGCATAGGGCGTCTAAAAATAATCCTGCATATAAAATGCTTACTAATGATGCCGGTAGGATAATTGGTGTTTCTGAAAATGGTGTAAAATATTATCACGCTAATTCTAAAATTGGTAATCCTATTACTAATCACCCTGAAGCTGCAAAAATTTCTAAGTTTGTATCCGTTGCAAAAAATGCAAAAGCTAATATTCCACAATCTCTTATGAAAATGTTTCCAAAAGGTTTTGATACAAATTTAATAAGAAACGATAGAGCCTATACAGATTTATTACAATGGTTAGATAATTCACAAGGAAGAAGATTAACAAACAACGCTATTAATATTCACCATAGTGGAGCAGGTGGAGTAAGAGGTAATCCAGCTTTAGCAAAAGATTTACAATTATTAACAAGTCAGGATAATATAACTGCCGAAGTAATTAAAAATCAAATTTTAAATAATGATTTTTCTAGAGTGCAAGAATTAAAAGATAAAGGAATTAGATTAAATGTAGGCGGTAAACAATATGGTGCAGGTGTTGAAACTCCAAAACAAGGTTTAAGAAGAATTGAAACACAAGCTGGTACAAAATTAACAGAAAGATTAAAAACAGATCCCAAACTTAAAGGGTTTAAAAAATTTTTAGAACAAGATGTTGTTAAAAGATTTAGAGATGCTGGTATTCCATGTATCAAAGGTCAAGGAGGTCAGTGTACTTCAATCGTTGATTATCAAAAAGGATACAATAAAATTGTTCAAGAAGGAGCTGAAGGAAGTGCAGAAGCAATTAAAAAATTAGGAAAGTTTACAAAAGCAATGAGAGGAATTACAGGTGTTGCTAAGTGGACTGGTTATGGTCTGTTAGCTGAAGCAGGTTTTATGGTTCCATTTGCAGTTGGTGATTATGCTGCTGGTAAAAAATGGTCAAGAATTATTGGTAATGCAACTGATTATGGCTTTGGTCCTATCTTTGGTGAATCAGAACAAGAAGAATTTGAAGCAGCGCTTTCTAAAGGATCAGCGGCGCCACAAAGAAGAAATGTTATGGAACTTGGAGAAAGATTATATGGAATGGAACAACAAAAAGTTAATCCTGGTTATGGAAGAGTGGGTTATCGTAAAAGAGCAGAAGATGCTAGGCAAAATGTTTATGATGATACATTAGATCAATATTTGTTAAACATGCAACCATTTATAAGACCAAATCCTCAATTAGAAGCAGGACAGTTTTATGATCAAGGTTTAATGGATAAAGCAGAGCAAGAAGACATAGATGCTATGAATAAAATAAGGCAAGAAGATTTAATAAGACAAATACAAAGAGATATAAGAACGCCAATGGATTTTATGGCAGCAGGCGGCGGCATAGCTGAAATCAGAAGACCCAATGCAATTCCACCTGAAAGACAGGGGTTGCGTTCGATAATGATCGGTGATATGAATGACTAGGAGTATAAATGGCAGATATAGATAAAGGACTCCCGAACACACGTAAGCAAATTGATCTTCCTCTAGAAGAGGCAGCCCAAGTTGATGTTCAGGAAGAAATTGTAGAAAAAGGTCCAATTGAAGTTGTACCTGAAGAAGATGGTGGAGCGACAATCGACTTTGAACCGGGAGCTATAAATATACCGGGAACAGAATCACACTTTGATAATTTAGCAGACATTTTACCAGACGATGTATTAGAACCTATTGGAAATGAAATGGTCCAAAATTATATGGATTATAAATCTTCTAGAAAAGAATGGGAACGTTCTTATACAACAGGCTTAGATCTTTTAGGATTTAAATATGAAAATAGAACAGAACCTTTCCAAGGAGCTAGTGGTGCAACTCACCCAGTTTTAGCAGAAGCGGTTACACAATTCCAAGCACAAGCATACAAAGAATTATTACCAGCAGATGGTCCAGTAAGAACTCAAATTATTGGTGTTAAAAATCCGCAAACAGAACAACAAGCAACTCGTGTTAAAGATTACATGAACTATTTAATTATGGATCAAATGGAAGAGTACGAAGCAGAGTTTGATTCTATGTTATTTCATTTACCACTAGCTGGATCTACATTTAAAAAAATTTATTATGATCAAAATTTAGGAAGAGCTGTATCAAAATTTGTACCAGCAGACGATTTAGTCGTGCCGTACACTGCAACAAGTTTAGAAGAAGCAGAATCAGTTATACACACTGTAAAAATTTCAGAAAACGAATTAAGAAAGCAACAAGTAGGTGGTTTCTACAGAGATATAGAATTAGGCCCTCCAGGAATGGACCCTACTAATGATGAATTAAAGAAAAAGGAAAGAGAATTAGAAGGTACTAAGAAAACTGGCAGACAAGAATCAATTTATAATGTTTTAGAATGTCATGTTAATTTAGACTTAGAAGGTTTCGAAGAAGTCGGAGCAGATGGACAACCGACTGGAATAAAATTGCCCTACATAGTAACTGTAGAAGAAGGCAACCGATCAGTTCTTTCTATTAGAAGGAACTTTGCGCCCAATGATCTAAAGAAACGTAAAATCCAATATTTTGTCCACTTCAAATTTCTGCCAGGACTAGGATTTTACGGCTTTGGACTCATTCATATGATTGGCGGATTGAGTCGTACGGCAACGTCGGCTCTCCGTCAATTATTAGACGCTGGAACTTTATCTAATCTTCCTGCAGGTTTTAAACAAAGGGGTGTTAGAGTTAGAGATGAAGCATCACCAATACAACCAGGTGAATTTAAAGATGTAGATGCACCAGGAGGTAGTTTAAGAGATGCTTTTTTCCCTCTACCTTATAAAGAACCATCACAAACATTATTAAATCTTTTAGGTATTGTTGTTCAAGCTGGTCAAAGATTCGCGGCTATTGCTGATATGCAAGTTGGCGATGGAAATCAACAAGCGGCTGTTGGAACTACAATTGCTTTACTTGAAAGAGGCTCAAGAGTTATGTCTGCAATCCACAAAAGATGTTTTGCAGCTATGAAAGATGAATTTAAATTATTATCAAAAGTTGTTGCACAATATTTACCACCAGAATACCCATACGATGTTGTAGGTGGAGCTAGAAATATTAAACAAACCGATTTTGATGACAGAGTAGATGTTGTACCGGTAGCAGACCCAAATATTTTCTCAATGTCTCAAAGAATTACAATAGCACAAACACAATTACAAATAGCAACCAGTAATCCACAACTTCATAACATGTATCAAATTTATAGAAGTATGTATCAAGCAATTGGTGTAAAAAATATTGATGCAGTGTTACCACCACCTGCGCCAAATGCACCCAAAGATCCTTCTATGGAAAACATTGATGCATTAGGTGGAAAATCTTTCCAAGCTTTTCCTGGTCAAGACCACAGAGCTCACATAACTTCGCACTTAAATTTTATGGCAACTAATATGGTTAGAAATAATCCTATGGTTATGGCTGCGTTACAGAAAAATATTTTAGAGCACATTAGTTTAATGGCTCAAGAACAAATTCAATTAGAATTTAGAGAACAAATGCAACAAATGATGATGCTTCAACAGCAAGCTGCAGTTAATCCACAAGCTGCACAACAACTTCAACAGTTAAATCAACAACTTGAAGCAAGAAAAGCTGTGTTGATTGCTGAAATGACTGAAGAGTTTATGAAGGAAGAGAAAAGAATTACTTCTCAATTTGACCATGATCCATTATTAAAATTAAAAGCAAGAGAAGTAGACCTTAGAGCAATGGAAAATGAGCGTAAAAAGCGTTACGATGAATCAAGAGCCGATTTAGATAGAGCAAAATTAGTGCAAGGTAAAGAAATTCATGATGAAAAACTAGATCTAAATGAAGATCTTGCAGAAATGAGAGATGAGACTAGTATGGATAAAGCTTTACTAGCAGCAGATGTTAAGTTATACACTGATAAGCAAAAAAATAGGAGATAAAATATGGCTATAAACTATAAAAAAACAAAAAAGGTTTCAGTACCAAATCAGAATCTAGATTATGATTCACGAAGTAAAGCTAATGTTAAAAGAGCTAGAAACGTGATTTCACAAGGTGATACTGTTACTGTACAAGGTACGTATACACGTAAGCCTCAAAAAGCTACTTGGTATTAACATGTGGTTATCGGCAATTAAATTAGCCGTATCTGCTGGAAGTAAAATTTATGCTAACAAGCAGAAAACGAAGATGGCTATGTCAGAAGCACAGCT